GAGAAGCCCGGTAATTTATTTGATATTAGCTATTATAAATTAAAAGATGCATTTAATAGCCCAACAGAGACAAATGTTAATAATGTTAATAAGTATAGCTTTAATTATACTCCAGAATGTTATAGTAATTGTGCAAAAGGAAATTTTCCTATACCGAGTGTAGGTTCACACGTATGGGTATTCTTTAATAGTGGTGACCCCTTATATCCCGTAGTATTCGGTTCTTCTTTTGGCAGCGAAGACTGGAAGAGTATCTTTAATATACCTACTACTGATACACCTGAGCTTTCTGCTAAACCTGATCACGGTTTAGATTATCCCGGTGAATATGAAAACAATCCTACTAGTACAAAATATAATGAAGATACTAGACAGATTGAAGGCGGAGAGTATAATATTAATACTGAGACCTACAGAAACAAATACGTAATAAATCAAAAAGGCGGTACGATAGCTTTTATTAATTCTGATAATAGAGAGTCATTAAAATTTTCTCACTACTCCGGTTCATTTAAAGAATTTAATAATCAGGCAAATATTGAACTCGCGACAAATAATGATCAAAAGCTTGTATTGAATGATCAATTTCTTACTGTAAGAGGAACTAGAAATGAATTTACTCAACTCGATTACGATAACATAGTTCAGGGAGACGTCTTTAAGAAGATAGGTAATCTAAAAGCTGATCTACATAAACAATGGAAAGAAATATACAGCGATATAGCAGAAGTAAAGAGGTTATTTGATATACAAAGAACAGATTACGCCGAAAGTAGTAATAGTGATAGATTAACTTCTAAGTTTCAAAAAAAGAACGGAAAGCCGGATAATTGTCCTGTTTGTAATAAAGATACAAACAAATATTTTGTATATAATAATTCCGTGCTACCAAGTTTTTTAAATATGGTCTTCCCATCAACTGCAGATGCTAGCGGTGATTTTGTTTTTGGTCTTTCGTTTTCCAGTTTAGGTAGCGTTATTAATAGCGTTACAAATTTAATGAACATTGGTTCTCCGCAACTTGCATCACCGCTTACAAATTTAGGCTTTGCAAACGGTCCAGGTTATATATTTGGTGGTAAATGTCCTGCATGTAATGGCACAGGTATAAGTCCCAGCTCACAAGGTGGTAAATTTACTAAGGATAATAGAAAGCTACAACTTAACGCTTTATATAGAGATAATATTGTTAAGTTAGCAGAAATTGAAAAGCAAATGGGTCTCGGCGGCAGCGAAATAATTGATATTACAAAGCATAAAATTGAAACAATCGGTATGGTTATGAATGATTTTGGTTCTATCAGAGTAGATCCAAAAGGTAAGATGTATATATCGGAAGTTAAAGTTCATGAATTTGGAACGTTTTATAACAGAACACCTACACCGTTAGTAGAGTTAGTTCACGTTGACGATTTACCTGGTGGTAACTATACACTTAATGTATGTAATCGTTATAACGTTCTCGTTGGAGCAGGCGGATTAAACCTTAAATCTTATGGCGTTGTTAATATAAGCGGTTCAATTACTAATGTAGCAGGATCACAAGTTAATATTTCTAGTGAATTAGAAACAAATATAGATGGTGGAAAGAGATTATCTCTTACCGGCGACGTTGTAAGCATAAAGCAACGAGATGGTAAGCAGGTAGTTGTTGAAGGCTCGTTAGGTGTAACAAATAATGTTGTGATTGCAGGCGGTCTGCATGTTGAAGGAGAGATAACATGCAATCATTTGACGCATCCTATTGAGCTTCAGAATACTGAGGGTGCTACATGCTTTGCAGCTCCAGTATCGGATATAACCAATCAAACCGGGGCTTGTATTGGTTTTGGTGTGTTTAATAATAACGTCCCTATACCAGTACAAAAATTAGGTACAACGTATTACAAATATAATCCTGCACCATCATATACAGGCGCACCTTGGATGGGCTTCACTGATGCACAACGTATTTGTGGAAGATTGTTTAAGGAGCTTCCTATTGGGTATGCTAAGAAAGGGACAATAATTAGTGAAGGTATCGACCCGCAAGGAGGTACTGTTACTGTTACTAATGTTGATGATGTACCTGTATACGCATCTGCTACAGGTCTACCCGAAGGAGGTGATACACCTGTTTACGGCTCTGGGCCCGGTTCAGCTGGCCCGTGGTCACCCGTAGGTGCTGCACCATTTGATGGCTGTATAAAGGCAGTATTTACTGGTGGTACAGATCCAAGACTGTTTGGAAGCTCGCTAGTACCTGCTACAATGCCTATTATGGTCTTTGGTGCAGGTAGAGATGAAGATTGTATTAAAGTTGCTACACATTCACATGTCTATAAGACTCATCCAAGCACGTTAAAGCATAGAAATGCAGATGTAAGAGAAGTTGCAGCAAATAAAGACGGTCCAATAATGTGTGAACCTGTAAGCAACAGACCGACTAGCGGTTAAGAATTTCTTGTCCCCCAAGAGACCGTTTCATTTAAACAAGATAGATCTTTGCCACCAGCATAACTAATTGCACTCTGTAAATCTTGTTTTATCTCTTCCAGCTTTTCTTTGTAGGTAAAGCTATCAGTTTCTAGGAGCTTCATAGTACCTTCAATGTTCTTCTTGTCAGTTTTATTATGTACACTAGCTGATCCATAGTATTGCTTATATCTATGCCCGTTGCTATCCTTTATTATAAGAGCAGGACTATCTGTGCATGCTGCAAAAAGAGATCCACACATAACCATACTTGCACCTGCTACTAAAGCTTTAGTAATGTCGCCATTACAACTTACACCGCCATCTGCAATAATAGGAATATTTCTATCCTTAGCACATTCCAGCATACAGCTAAACATAGGATATGTAAACCCCGTTTTATCTTTTGTAGTACATGCATATCCCCCTCCTATGCCAACTTTTACTGCATCTGCCCCTGCATTATGCAAGTACTCAACACCTTGAAATGTAGCTATATTACCAGCTATAACTATTGCCTCAGGCAAATTATCCTTAATTATTTTAATTTGATTTGCGACCTTGGAGTGATGACCGTGCGCAACATCTATAGTAACAAAATCTACTCTAAGCTTATGGTTAGCTAAATTATTAATTAATGCTTTATCTTTAAATTGTATTCCTACGCTAATTGAAACATTATTAAAAAAAGCTTCATTTGCATCTCTTACAAAAGCAAAAATATCATGATCAAACCTATGCATAATGTAAAAATAATTTTTAGAATCTAACAGTTGACAAGTATCAAAATCAACACAACATTTCATATTAGCAGGCACTACCGGCAGATTAAATTTCTTACCACAGAACTCTCTAGTAGTATCTATATGTGATCGCGATATAATGTCGTTAAATTTCGGAATAAGGAATATATCCTTATAATGATAACTCGGCATTACTTAATTATAATTTATTTCTACCTTTTTTCCAGTTATTTCTATGCTTTGAAACCCAGTCAATAAGTGCTCGCTCAAAACCAACATCACTACCTGCTTTTTCAGACATATACCATTTGTTTCTTAAAATTTCTTCTCTTTCCGCGGTAAACTCTTTATATAAATCTAAGCCGCGAAAATCGACGTCAATAGATGACAAACCACTCACATAATTATTTATTCTAAACAAAAAAATATACTACACTAGTAACCTTCAAAAGGTTCCCACCAACCCACCCCTAGTGTAACTAAGTACAACTGCTCCTTCAGAATTTATTTATGTCTCTTGCAATAACTTTTCTTTTAAAGTATCAAAAATATTTTTACTTTCTTCTTGCGCTTGTTGCTTTAAATTTTCGATAATTGGTATCACTGTATTCTTTTTAAGCATCTTCAAGAAGTCATATTTAGCATCTATACCAATAGGTTTAAGATACAGATCGCAGATGTAAAAAAGAATAGAGAGCTCGTCTTCTGTTAAAGAATTTAGCGTATAGCTATAGATCATAGTTTAATATTATCAAATATATCTTCTGAAATATTAGTATCTCTTGCACCAATCTTATATGCACTAATTTCTGTCTCTTGAGGTGCAACCTGCACCTTGCTGCTGTCTAAATAACTATCAAGCCATCCAGAGATAGGATTAGTTTTCTCATTAAAAATCTTTTTGTAGCCTAAAGAACGTAAGCGATTATCACAAAGCCAGCGAGCATAACCACCAAGTACTTCAGCATTTAATCCTAGCAAAGAACCTTTTTTAAACAGATATTCAGCCCACTCCATTTCATTCTTTGCAGCTTGCTCATAAAACGCATAGATCTTATCTTCATTACGCTTAACCAGACCTGTAAAGCCTTCACGATCATCATCGCGTAAAATCTTAATCAAATTCTGCGTAATACTAAAATGCTGTGATTCATCACGCTGAATAAATTTAATTATCTTTGCATTGCCTTCCATTTTCCCACGATAACCAAAATAAAAGCTACAAGCAAATGAAACATAAAACACTAGACCTTCCATACAGTTAACAGATAAGATACTATCAAAAATCTTCTCTTTAATATCTTTCTTGTCTTCGGAGCCAAGAATTTTATCAAAATTATTTCTAATAACCTCCGCTCGATCAACAATTTCTTTATCTTCCATTACGCTGTCAAAAAATGCTGATGCATCCGGATGAACATTATTAAGGAGATAAGAATATGAATAGCTATGAATGCCCTCAAAATGCGCCCAAGTATTCATACAAATTTCTAATTCAGGATTAGATACATAATCTTTTAATGAATGTATAGAACGAGAGAGCATACTGTCGCCCAATGTCTGGAATTTTAAGTTATTATCGAAAACAAAACGCTCCTCACTTGTAAGCTCTTTATAATCATTACGATCTTTCTGTAGTGAAATTTCATGAGGCCACCAAAAGAACTCTTCTTGCTTTTTAAATAAATCAAAGAAAATAGGATACTTGAACTTATCATATCGTTGTAAGTTTAAATCTTCGCCAAGAAAGAGAGGTTGCTTTGTATAGTCAATCTTCTTTCTATTTAAAACAGTCTTCATAGTAACATTATATACTTATAACTTGCAAGCTCCACTAGCGCAGTCATTATCTATAGCTATCGATTGCTCTTTATCACCGTCATCAGTATTATTATAATAAAGGCTAATCAGTCCCATGCTATATGCATACATTAATTCTTTCATTACTTTACTATCTGGTAATATGTTGTTTGGGTAGTGACTATATGTATAATAAATGTTAGTTGAAATAGCCATGTCGATATATTTTTGAATTACAGAACTTACATTTATTATACCGGTATTATCTTTAAAATCGAAAGCGAGTTCGTAGTTATCCTCATATTTACCTATACCGGGTACGAGTACAGGAAGCTTCCCCATTTTAGATGTCTTATATGTTATAAGTGATCTTACCGGCTCAATACCGTTAGTTGAGCTCTGGATAACTGAGCTTGATTCGCAAGGCATACAACAAGAAAGAGTTGAATGTCTCATTCCATTTTGTTTTATACGCTCTCTTAACGCATCCCAGTCAAGAGCTAACTTACGTTTAACTATATTATCGACATTCTTTTTATAAGAATCTATCGGAAGAACACCTTTACTATATTTAGTGTTTGCGTATTTCTCACATTTTCCTTTCTCAACAGCCAACTGAACGCTTGATGAAATAAGATAGTATTGAAAGTATTCCATCCATTCATCAAGTGTAGATAAAGCTGCCTTGCTATTATATGAGAGTTTATTCTTAGCAAAAAATGCTGCTAAATTAGTGATACCAATACCAATGCTTCTTCTTTTTTTAGCAAAGTTTTCTGCAGCTTTATTAAAATATGTTTGTATGTCAATTATTTCATCTAAAAATCTTACTGTTAGATCACAAGTTTTTTCTAGATCTTTCCAATCTTTTATCTCCAGCATATTAATAGCCGATAAAATGCACATGCCAATTTCAGCATCAGGATCATGAAAATCCTTTAAAGGTATTGTCGGGTGAATAACTTCTGTACAAAGATTGCTCATAGTAACCTTGTCAAGCCAGGAGCTATGTTCATTGGCACTATCTACATTAAGAATATATATTCTGCCTGTTTCAACTCTTTCTTTTACAATTAAAGAAAATAGTTTTCGTGCAGATATCTTTTTCTTTTGTTTTATTTTTTTATCATTCTCACACTCTAGATAAACAGAATCAAACTTTGAAGTACCCCATGCTTCCATGAGCTGAGGTACAGTATGCGGACTGAACAAAGTTACATCTTCATTCTTTATTACCCTATCATAAAATAATTTTGAAAGACCGACAGTATAATCTAATTTTCTAACTCTATTATCATCTGTACCTGCATTATTCTTCAATACAACAACATCATCAATCTCATAATGCCACCATTGAATATTTGTTGTCGCTGAACCGCCTCTAAGCCCGTTCTGCTGCCATGCTTTAACGGAGGCTTCGTAAATCTTTAGAAAGGGTATAATACCTGTATGTACTACTTCACCATTGTTTACAGGTGAGCCTATGGCCCGTATCTTTGATATATCGATACCGATCCCACAACGGCTTGCAGTAGCAATTGAGATTGCTGTACCTGATGCAGTAATTGACTCCTTATTATCGTCAACACCAATCAAGCAACAACTCGCATATTGACGCGAGTTGGTGCGTATACCTGCCATGACCGGTGTAGGTAAATTAATTTTATGTCTCGATATTGCATTGTAAAAACGTCTTACATACTCTGAACGTGTCTCTTGTGGATAATTTATAAAAGAATAGCATGCAATAAGCATATAAGCAAATTGTGGTGTTTCATAAATGACATCTGTTACTCTATTTTTAATAAGATATTTGTCACACAGTTGCTTAATACCAGCATATGTAAAAATTAAATCACGATCGTGATCAATGTATTCACCAATTTTGTTTAATTCTTCTTCTGTATATTTTTCTAAAATAATAGGATCATAAATCTTATTCTTAATGCCGCTATTAATAACATCAATTAACCGCGGCGCATGGCGTCCACCCCATACATCTTTTCTGAGCTGGTAATTGAGTAGCCGACTAGCCACTAGTTGATAGTTAGGCTTTTGTATTGAAATTAAATTTGCCGCTGAATCAATAATGACTTGATGTATTTCACGCGTAGTAATATTTTCTTTAATATTTAATTTTGCATTAATTTCAATTTCGGAAAGACTGACATCACTAACACCATCAATAGCCCATCTAATAACTTTATTAATTTTTTCTATATTAAATTTTTCTTGTTTGCCATTTCTTTTTTTGACAAATATTTGTGTGCTCATTTTAGGGGTAAATTATTTAAAAAAATAATTAAAAAAGTATTTATGCATTACTTGCAGTAAAAGCTAAGAATTATTATACTTTTTTACAACAGCGTGAATAAAATTTTTAGTGCTTGTTCCGCACTTATTTTTATTACTCAAAACATAAATAACGGGATAACTTAATGCTTGAAATTTTGCTATATTTTTTGTATCTAAAAAGCTAGAATAAATTTCATCAATCGAAAATTTTTGTGAAGAAAAGGTATTTAAGCATTCACTATCGATAGGGTATATACCTTTTTGTAAGAAAGCAAAACAATTGTTACATGTTAAATTAAACTTTTGCAGTAAAGCTTTATACTCTGTAGGATTTATCTCCTCGTTATCTGTAAGCCCAAGCGCTTCAAGTGAGCTAATTAAAGATATAAATTCTGATTTAATAGGTATTCTTACACCACGAAAAAACTTTGGCATCATAGTTTCCTTAGGAATAAAATGAATTACATCTGTGGACTTATATTGTTGACTTACCGTAATCCGTTTTTGATCGTAAAGATTTTTTAATTGAAAACCGAGCATTATAACTGGGTAATCACTATCGCTTAAATATGAAAAGGAGTCGATTTCTAACGGCTCATTAACTAACTCTACATCAAGTAAATTCATATAAAGAATTATATGAACTGTTTTTCGTAGATCAACTAAACCTTTTTCAAGAATTCAGTAAGTAATATTACTACTATTGAAGTGATCGATGCAAGTATTGAAGTTGTTATAGCTGTTTTAAAGCTCCACTTGTGCGTATTCTCCGCTCTCTTTTTATCGAACTCTTGTTTAATTTGATACGATATGTTATTAAACTTTTCATTTACTACTTCGGCAATATTAATAAATTTTAATCTCATTTCTGTCTCGAGGTTATCAAGCTTATTATCTAAATTATCACTCAATGCTGTAATACGGCCATCGAGCTTTGTAACTTGGTTTGTTAAAGAAGGTGCACCGTTGCCTGTATAAACAGTTTGATAGATATGTTCCATATCTTTCTGTAACTTTGTAAAGTCAATTGTTGTAGGTTTTTTTGGCATATTATGAAATTTGAAATGAATACGACAATATACCACGAGGAAGTGAATAAACCTTACCTCTCGTTGTACCAGATTTATCTTTTACTACTATTGTCATTTTATCTTGTGTAACTACCGGTCCATTAACAATTTCAACGCTACCGAGGTTTATACTATAAGTCTTAACACCCTTAATGACATCAAAGACTTCTATCGTATTTTTACCTACTAGAACAGCAGAATAAAGCTTAGACATATTAAGTATTTATGTAGGATATTTAACATAATTAATAAATAATAGAAAATATATGGCCGATACAATTACGAAAATATTAATACGAAAGGGTACTGATGTACAACGAAGAACGGCAGACTCAACAGGAATTATTTTCAGTAGTGGTGAACCTGGCTGGTGTTTTGATACAAAAAGATTGTTTGTTGGTGACGGTGCTTCTTCTGGCGGGTTTCCTGTTGGTATGGCTAATCTCGGTTCTGTTCAAGTATTTTACGGAGGAGCAACTAACGGATTTACTAACGAAGCACTCAATGCTTTTAATGTCTATGGAGCTGTAGCGGGAGATATAATTTATGATAGAGATACCCGCTCAATATATTCCTTAACAAGTAGTAATAATTTTCCTCCTCTTACTTCTGATTTTGTAAAGTATGATGTATCTCCTCTCTTAAACGAAGATATGCTTCAGTATAATCTTTCTAGGGAAATACAAATAAAAAATGGTGGTGTTGGACCGTCACAAATTAGCTTTGGGGTTGTTGACGGGGTTACTTTAGTAAAGACTGCAGTAGTTGATCCAATCTCTGTAAGAGATGGTGGAATTACAAATGCAAAGATAGCTACAATGTATCCTAACACTGTTAAGGCCAATAGCTCAACAACTGCTGCATCACCAGTAGATGTAAGAGTATTTCCAAGACAAGTAGTGGGAAGAACAGCATCATCAAACTTAACAGCATTTTCGTTTGATACAATTCTAGCTGAATCCTCGTTTAACGGGTCAAACGGTGTTATTGTTGATAAAACTGGTATAACGGTTAATGTTAGGCTTGATACATCAAAAATTACTATAGGATCAGCTGCAATCAACCTTAGGGTTCCTACTGTTGTTAATTCGACCTTAAGCGCATCTGGTAATATAACTTGCGCACAAGATATTATTGCCTATGCTTCTCTTTCCGATAAAAGATTAAAAAATGATTTAGTAAAAATAGAGAATTCGCTCACAACAGTTAATGCATTAAATGGTTACGAATTTACATTTAATAATGATGCTCCAGAGCATTTAGCTAATAAAAAATCTTACGGATTAATTGCGCAAGAAGTTGAAGGTGTACTACCTCATGCTGTAGATCAAAGACCAAATGGGTTTAAGGGAGTGGATTATGAGAAGGTAATTCCTCTTCTTGTTGAATGTATTAAAGAATTAAAAACTGAAATTGATAATTTAAAATGCAATTTGACAAGCAAATAAAAAAAATCTTAGAAGATTTTAATGTTTATCCGCAAGCACAAACAGCTGCTAGTATGGGACCTGACGCAGGAATGACATCTGGAGATCAACAAAATACATTCCCAAGCAAAATGACCTCTTTAAAAGTCCAGCTACCTAAGAAAAAAAAATCTAAGCTGAAAAAAAGAGTTTAGCTAAATTATTAGCTCTACCCTTAACTTGCCCCGCCCACTTGCTGTTTAAGATTTCTTCTCCAGCTTTTTTATAATTACCGTCAACAATATGTTGCTTTGTAATATTAAACTTACTTAACCGACTATACCCTAAATTAAAAGACATATCTAGGACAGCTAGCTTTACATTGCGCGGCAATCCATCAAACTGTGGGAGAAATTTCTTTGCATCACTATAAGCTGTCTTAACGTTAATCTGAAATAATGTTTTAATTTGATCATCAGTTAAGTCTTGCTGACCATTTATGACTTTATTATAATCTGCACCAATACTTTTAATTATAGCCGGTGCATCTGGTCTCGTTAAATTAAATCCAATACCAATTGTTTTCTTACCTACTGAATCAAGATAGACATGGTTCTTATGACCCTCGTGCTTTCTTATTAAATTAAGCACGTCATCAAAAGTAATACGCGTATCTGCTACATTCTGAACAATAGCAGAGGAAGGTGGAGGCGGGACATCAGAAACCGCTTCTAATAGCTTCTTTACAAGGTTGTTAAATCGCACCTAATTATTTAATTAAGTACAGCAACCTTTACTATTTTAGGATAGCTATTGGCAAAATGCTCAGCATCAGCTTTGTTAACAAAGAAGACATCAATTACAGGCATTGTACCATGTGAAGCAACTTTATCTTTTACAGCTGTACCAGTATCTACAGCTCGAACCAATCCAACATTAGGTATAATAACTTCTTTCTCATATGGTATAATACGCGGGTCAACAGCAATCGAATCACCTTGCTTAAGCGTATAGCCTGTAGAACTTCTAAGCTTCCTACTATCAGCATCTGTTGAGCCACCTCGAGCCCAGTATACAGTTAGTCTTGCTGTTAACACCTTACAGTCACTACTTGTAGTAGGTATAAGAGTATTACAAAACATAATACCTTCTTTTTTAACCTGAATAGACTTAGCTATCTTAGCTTCTTCCTTTGGTGCCAGATTATTAAGCTGTTGCTTAACATCCTTTACGGTTAATTGACGTGTCTTACAGAACATCGTCATGCTTGCTGGAGTTGTAGTGAGCAATATACCTATTACTATAGCTATTGTGGTTTGTGTTTTTTTCATAAAAGATTAGTTTGCCGAGAACGGCTGAGGCCTAAATAGGCTAAATAAATGTTTAATTATTTATTAATACTACCGGATTCCCATGGGAAGTCAAGCCATATATTGTCGTCAAAATTTTTAATATAATAATCCGGCTTGAATGAAGTAGAGCTCTTTGTATATAAGGTAGCAAATTTATAATCTTTAAATGCATACATATCAAGATGTTTCTTCACAGCATGTAGAGTATTACCTTTATCAGAAAGATCATCTATAACAACTACCTTCTTTTCTCTGTAATTTTCATTAAAAATTAAGTCAGGTACTTGCTTCTTTATTAAGCTGCCTGCTGTACCGTCTTTATAGCTTTGTAAGCAAAAGTTATACAAACTACAATCTAAATAGTATGAGATTATTGTACCGGGTACCAGTCCACCTCTTCCAATGGCTATAATTACATCACAAGCACGAATCATATCTGCAAGATATTTGCAGTCTTTATCTATAGTATTCCAACCTATATACATGTTCGACATGTAATGATTATAAACTATTTGAAATTATTTTCCAGCTATACGAGAGATGTCTTGAATAATATTATTGAAGTTTAAGAGAATATAATTGTAATCTTCCTTGAGCCCTCTTTGAGCTCGTTTTGTCATATTGTTTAATTCAAGCGCTACACGCTTACGAAGTGTATCTGTAGTTTCTTCCTGCTCTTCTCTACTAGCAGGGTACTCCATTACCTTGTATGAATAACCAGCATTCTTGGTAGTGGTATGATTAATACCTTGATCGTAGTTTTCATATATAGCTTTTATATCCTTCTTCACCTAAGTACTTATATGGGCGAGGATGAAATAAAGAAAAGAAAGAAGCTTGCCGAGAAGATTTTAAAGAACATATATTACTATAAACTCTGTGAAGGATGTGAATCGGTTATCCTTATTGATTCAATCTTCTGTCCGGTGTGTGATGGTTATCGCTTTAATAAAAATCTTGAACATATTGAAAAAGCTGTACACGAGCTAGCCAATAAGAAGCAATCGAGTGTTTTACCTGCAGATTATTTTGATGAATATTTTGGTAAGTAGTCGTTAAGATATTTTGACAAAAATATAACCTGCTTCATTATCTCTTCCTTCTTTGCAGTACCTTTTGTCTTCTTTGCCTGGGCGTATAGGTCCAGAATCTGGTCAGCAGTAACTTTTTTGCCGTCAGCTTTCACCATATATATATTTAATAAATTTTAATCTAGTTGAATTATTTTTCTACTCGAATAAACATATACATGTCAAACATTAATCCCCTCACCCTACAAGAACACGTTGCAACCTTCACTGCCGAATACGATAAGTTTTCTGGTGGTAATAATGCCGCAGGCACCCGCGCCCGCAAGGCCCTCCAGGAAGTGATTAAGTTCTCTCGTGATGCTCGCAAGGGTATCTCTGAAGAGAAGAACACCCGCAAGGCTTCTAAGAAATAATTATTTCTTTAAAGTAAGTTGTCTCTTACGTTCGCCCTTATGAACAGAGGCGATAGTACGGACAACCTCTGTAGCTCGTTCAAAGTTATCGGCCATCTTATAAATGGCTTCTAGGATATCGTATGCAATGCCCCGGGCACGGAGATCAGAATTAATCTTCATGAAAGGCACGGTATGTGCTTTTTGTTCTTCTGCTTCCGGTGTTGTAGCAAGAGCTGTCATCGGACGAGCGGGTACAACCGGGGTAGAAGTATTGGTAGGAGGCACCGCAGGAAGACCTGGTGTGGCATAAGCCTCAAAGATTAATTTACAATCACGATTCATTGTTTTGTTTTTCTAGAAGAAGACGGCTGTAATGCTTGAACACATGATTATAATATTGACTATCTGTTTGTTTGCTTACATTGGCCAGGATAGCTTCACATTCTTTAAGCTTTAGTTTATTAACCTTCTTCTTATACTTCCTGGGCATATTAGTATTTATTATAATCAATACAGTAGTATTTGATATTAAGGGTATTATAATAAAGATAGTGATTACCCAGCCATTAACAGCTGCTCCTAACTATGATCCCGAAAAGGTTATAGAAGATAGAGCTTCTGCCTCTTATATTGCCGAATATTCAGCTCCCAAGATAACTCTGGTAGATACCAAGCAGTTTAAACTAGATAAAGACAACAATTTAAACAACAAGATTAAAGCGAGACTTGGGGATCTCCAAAGAGAATATAAAGACTTAGAAGATCTATATAACTTCAATCTATTAGTAGATGAGTACCAGCATAGCTTTATTCCGGTGGCAGGGCATGTATACTATCTTTACAATCATGATGGTCACAAGTTCCTCAGTTTAATTGAACCAGATAGCTTCCTGTTATGTAAGGACAGCTTTGTATTATCTACCCGCTACAATGGACAAGGCTTTTTCGAAAGGGAGGGCGGGGGTACCCATAATGAGCGCAGCGAATCCGGCGCGGCCCAGAGTTGAGTTTTTACCAGTGATGAATCGCGTTGGCTATAATAAAGCCGCAAGTAATAAAGTTAACCAGAACAATAAGAGTTCTAATTAATAAGCTGATATTAGCATCTCGTACCTTTAGATTGGGCACATCAGGCTTGCAATCATCTGTTAAGCCTACTCGATGATCTACCGCTCTAGACCAGATTAACCAAAGCTTGTGTAACAAAGTTAACTACGCTTCTTACCGGCATCCGAACGCTGTGAACGGAATGAAGGTTTATGCCGGGTACCCAGAGGTTTAATAGGACGTATGGTGTGTTCCCGGAACATACGAGCCAATGCTTTGTTACCAGAGTTTGTAGAGTGTCTAACTATTCTTGCCATATAAATATATTATAGGTTAGTTCTTACCAAGGCAACAGTAAATTACTTCTGGTCTAACCACACAAGGAATACCAAAGGTATCGTAATGGGTGCCACGATACATCAAAGCGGGATCGGCTCTTAGATAAGATAACTCTAATTCTGCCATGGTAAGAAAGGCTATATAGTCATTGGCCATCTCCAGAGTAGTCTTCTTCTTAGGAGGTTCACCAAGAGCTGTAATGATATCGTTTAATGTATTAGTTACTGGTTTATTAGATTGTTTAAAAAAGCTGTAATATAACTTAATAATACTGTTGAGCACAATAAATACTTTAATGCCTAATGTACCCAATATCAATGATTTGAACAGAAGAAGAGTTACTACAATGAACTCATTTACAAGACCTCAAGCGGTATTATCTAGACAAAATGCTAATGCAGTTGTTGCAACAGAGATACAGCAAGATTATAAAGCAACGGTTAGACAGACTTATCCAAATGCAGTATTGGCCGAAAATTGGGGTGCAAGGTGTACAGGATTTATACGAACAACATTTAACTATGAACCATATAATGTTGTGACAGCAGCCTCTATATGTTCAGATGATAAAAATGCTCCTATATTTCCTAACAATAGCTTTGGACAGTATCCGGTATCTCTTCAATCGTTCCTGGGACCTTTCTTTGCGGGTGGTATTGGTGGTTATCCTTTCCCCGGTATTGTCGGTACCTTTGCATGGGCATCACACGTTACAGATACCGGTGCATTGTTTATCTATTCACAACCCCACATTGGCATAACAAAGGCCGGTGAAGTTGGATTCATGGTTAGACAAGGTCAATCCTCAAGATCGGCTACATGTGGTGCCGTAAACGCAGCACAAAATAGAATCATTGGACCTTTGAGCGCCACACCTCCTACATTTCCAAGTGCCGAATTTACAGTTAACGATTACCAACAGTACACATTGACTAACATTCTTTATTCAAATACAACTACCAGAAATGCATTGACAGCCAATCGTGCGGCTAATAATGATGTTAACAATCCAACCAATGCAGGCTTTGGTACACGTATGAAGATAGCCACCGATGCTATAAGAGATGCAGCAAGTTCAGTATTAACAACAACGATTATACCTGCAGCATACAGTGCATTACAAGGTGCAACCGGGGGCGCATTTAATAGTGATCTATTCTTTGCATCAGGAACCTTTATCAATGTAGACGATGGAAGTGCCGCGTATATTGATTCAACAAGCTTTAAGAAGTATGACCCCAATACACAGACGTTTACCGATTACACGTCTCAGTTTAACAGCGGATTGAGCTAATAAAAAAACCCCTAATAAGCGCTATAAAAAAATTTTGCAAAAAAAATTTATAAAATTTTTGGCATGCACCTATATAGAATTCAAAGTTTTTTTTCTGTATATATAAATTCCCGTACTGGGGGTTATATCCCCGTGGGGGGTTCTAGAACCACGGTGGTTTTAAAACACTACTGTGGTTTCAGATACCATGGTCTAGAATTAAAGACAACCTCTTGATCAACATCTCCATACCATTTATGTTCACCTTCCACATAACGTTCGATCTGTTTCTTTCTACTTAAGAAGTACTCCATAGCACTTAACGTCTTAACCATTGTATCATTCTTCACCTCTGTACTATCATTCATACTATACCTCCTATTGTATGGGCTATCTATCTACTGTCAATGCATCTGGGCGTACTAGGATTTGAACCTAGGACCAAGGCATTATGAGTGCCCTGCTCTAACCGCTGAGCTATACGCCCAATAGGTTAGCTAGGCAATGCCTCGTATCGCTTTAATGCCTCATCAATACTACAACAAGTCCAAGCCGTAATGCCCCATAACGAAGAGCCTGGATAGGTCTCTGCAGGCTCAATGTTCATACCGCCCATCACATATCCATTATGGCGTCCGATCTTAACTACCTCATAATTGTTTAGGCTACTACCCTCTCTTGTCTGTTGGAAGATAGCCTTCTTACCTTCCCTCTTCAATTGGTTGTAGGTGAAGCCCTTCTTCTTAAAGGACGTGGGGATTGTTTTATATTCTTTAGTCTCTATATTCATCATACCTCCTATTGTATGGGCTAGTTACGACCTTGGCAAGTATCCATTATGGGTTGATACACCTCACAAGGCACGAAGTGTAGCTCAATAATGTTACTATGCTTAATCTTGTATGCACCCAGATAGTGCTTGTAGCCTCCAAGCATCTGGATCCATTTGGTTAGTTCGTCTAGCTTCAAGCAATCTCCTCCACAGGATGACGTGCATCACTAAACACCGCACCCTCGGATACATATGACTGCAACAGATGCTCTACCAACTCACGCAAGGTACCTGACTCATATTGACCCTCGGCTTGTTCGGCCAAGGTAGCATCGATAGCAATGAACCTCTTATTGTTCTTCTTTACAATGCTTACACGATCCTCACTCACACGATACACATGGAAGGGGTTCTTATCATCCTTACAATACTTGTTCTTATACTTCTTAACCAAGTTAGAAGCCTTCTCATCAAGAGCAGTACGAGCATAGCCTTTGTTCTTAACCTTCTCCACTTTAAGACCAAACTCCTCAGCCCTCTTCTTGAAGTGCTTATTATGATACTGATTGCTATTACAGTCAACGATCTCTTCTACATTATTCTTATAATGAACCATCTCGTGGATGACCGTCTCACAGATCTCTTCTACCGATCGTTTCAAGGTATCGGCAGTAATATTAATCTCGGGGAGAGTCTTCTTACCATCTTTCCAGCGTCCCTGCCAATACCATCCGTAGTACGATTGTCGTCCACGGTTAGGGATAAGCGTGAACACAGGCGTATCCAAATTTGTATCGAGCTCTTTATTAAAGAACTCAAAAGCTTCTACTAGTTTATCGGTTACCGTACCTGTAATATTATTAGACATAGTCGTTAACCCTCTCGAC